TAAAACTCAAGCTGAAGGTTCTAAAATTATGACAGACCCTAATGTTCAATCTGCTGTAGCAGACACAGCAGAAGAAATGGGCGGAATGTCAGAATTAATGTAATGATTGATAAAGAAGCAGAAAAAGATTTTCAACAACAAAAAAAAGATTACGAAATTACTTTTGATACCTCGGAAGGTAAAAGAGTATTAGCTGACTTACAATCAGCTTATTATCATAGAGGATCATATTCTAAAGATCCATATGAAACTGCATATCGTGAAGGACAACGATCTGTAATAATCAGAATATTAAATTTAATCAAGGAGGAAAAAAATGTCTGATGAACAAATGACCACAAACGACAATCCAGTACAGGAAGAAGTATCAACTATACTTGGATCGGGAAGTGATAATCAAGACTGGAGATCATCATTACCAGACGAATTAAAAAATGATGCTACATTGCAAAATTTTAAAGATATAGAAAGTTTAGCAAAAACTGTAGTACATCAACAAAAAGTATTAGGCAGTAGAATACCATTACCTAAAACTGATGAAGAAAGAAATGAACTTTATAATAAATTAGGAAGACCAGAAGATCCTAATCAATATAAAATTAATATTCCACAAGATTATCAACAATATTTTAAAAAAGAAAATCTTGATGAGTTTAAAAATGTGGCACATAAAAATGGTTTAAATAATGAACAAGTACAAGCATTATTAGAATATCAAATGAATTCTATTAAATATGAATTAGATAATGAACCAGCTATTATGAGCGCTCAAAAACAAGAATCAGAACAAATCCTTAAACAAGAATGGGGATATGATTATGATAAAAATGTAAGAGCGGCAGAAAGAGCATTAAGTGTTTATGGTGACGATGAAATAAGAGATTTAATCCAAAACTCAAATGCTGGCAATAATCCTGCTGTTATTAAATTTTTTGCAAGATTAGGACAAGAAGTAACTGAAGATATGGCTAAAAATACACAAAATAATAGATTAGCTGTATCGCCTTTAGATGCAAAAGAAGAAATAAATAAAATTATGTCAGATACTAATCATCCTTATCATAAAGGCGATCAAATTGCTGTTGAAAAAATGCGACAATTGCATGAAAAAGCATTTGGTGTTTAGTTAAAAACTGTGCTATAATTACAACACCGATTTCGCCCTATTAGGACAACGAGTAGGTAGCCGTGATGGCTTTAAACTTCCGATTGATCGTATCGTATTACGATAAGGTTTCCCGTAAGGATAAAAGCCGACATATAACGGAATAAGGTTTAATACATTTGTATTACGCCCACTATTCTTAACTTTTAATAGGAGGACATATAAAATGTCAATTCAAATAACAACTGCTTTTGTAGAACAGTATAAAAGCAATGTGTTTCATTTGGCTCAACAAAAAGGTTCTAGATTAAGAGATGCGGTAAGATCTGAGAGTGTTACAGGTAAATCGCACTTTTTTGAAAGAATTGGGTCAACTGCGGCACTAAAAAGAACTTCTAGACACGCTGACACTCCAAGAGTGGACACGCCTCATTCTAGAAGACGAGTAACTATGGAGGACTACGATTGGGCAGATCTTATAGATCAAGAAGATAAAGTAAGAATGCTTATATCGCCTCAGTCCGAGTACGCAAAAGCTGGTGCTTATGCAATGGGTAGAGCAATGGACGACGCAATTATTGCGGCGGCTACTGGAAATGCCTTTGCAGGAGTAAGTGGTGGAACATCTGTTCCATTACCAGCAGGTCAAAAAGTAGCAGTAGGTTCTAGTGGTCTTTCATTGGAAAAACTAATCAGCGCTAAAGAAATTCTTGATGCGGCTGACGTTGATCCAGATGAAGAAAGATACCTAATCTGTACTGCGAAACAAATGAGTGATCTTCTAGCATTAGAAAAAATCACTTCTGCGGACTATGCTACAGTTAAGGCGCTAGTACAAGGTGCAATAGATACATTTATGGGTTTCAAGTTTATAAGAAGTCAAAGACTTGGAACAGATGGATCTGGCGACAGACAAGTATTAGCATTCACTAAATCAGCAATAGGTTTGGCTGTTGGAAAAGATATGAGTACAAAAATATCTGAAAGAGCAGACAAAAACTATGCAACACAAGTATTTTTATCTATGACTATCGGCGCTACAAGAGTAGAAGACGAAAAAGTAGTTGAAATCGCTTGTGGGGAATAATAAGGAGGATGAACAATGGCTAGTGTAAAAGGATCTAACTTTACTAACATTACTGCTGATCCAGTTGTAAAAACTTCATCACAGTATGCTCACGGTAAATTGAGAATACAATACGACAGTTACGAAGCATCTTCTTTGGCTAATCCATCTGATATTTCAGTTGCTAGATTACCAAAAGGCGCTGTTGTGTATGATGTAATCGTACATCACGACGCTTTAGGTTCTGGTGTTACATTATCAGTAGGCGATAGCGGAAGCGCAACAAGATATGTTGGTGCAACTGCGGCGGCAACTGCTGGTAAAGTAGTTATGTCAGAAGATGGAAGCATTGACGGTTTCGGGTATGAAAATACTGCTGAAACAGATGTTTTAATTACTATAGGTGGCGGTACGGCTTCTGGAACTATTAAAGTTGCAGTAGTTTACGCTGTTGAGTAATAAATAACTAAAAAAACTATAAGGGGCGATATATATTGAATTATAATCGCCCCTTTGATATATTCAAAATATTATGGCTACAGAAGTATCAATTTGTTCAAATGCTCTAAGACGTTTAGGTGATGATCCAATCACTTCGTTAACAGATGATACAGAAAGAGCCAGATTGTGTAATGCATTTTATACAGATGCAAGAGATGCAGTTTTAAGATCTCACCCTTGGAATTTTGCAATTACAAGAGCAAGTTTAGCAAAATTATCAGATACCCCTGCATACGGGTTTAATTATCAATACTCATTACCAACAAATCCATATTGTTTAAGAGTATTAGAAATGGAATATCCAGATTACATTTTTAAAGTAGAAAATGTAGCAACACACGGTAGAGTGTTATTAACAGATGAAGGTACTGCTAAAATTTTGTACATTGCAAGAATAACAGACACTAATTTGTTTGATCCAATGTTTGTAGATGTTTTAACTGCAAAATTATCTTTAGACTTAGCATATCCTGTCACAAACAGTTTGCAAGTGCAACAACAAATGCAGAAACTCTATCAAACAAAACTTTCTGAAGCACGTAGTATTGACGGACAAGAAGGATTTATTGATGATCTTGTTTCTAGTACATTTACGGACTTTAGAAAATAATGGCACGTGTACATCCTTTTCAAACAAATTTTACTGCTGGTGAATTAACACCAAAACTTGCTGGTCAAGTTGATTTTAAAAAATATAATAATGGTGTTGAATTATTAGAAAATATGACGGTGTTTCCACAAGGAGGCGCTACAAGAAGATATGGTACTAAATTTGTTGCAGAAGTAAAAGATAGTAGCAAAATAACTAGATTAATACCTTTTGAATTTAATATAGAACAATCTTACATTTTAGAATTTGGCGATCAATATATTCGTTTTTTTAAAGATAATGGTCAAATAACTAATGCAACAAAAAATATAACTAACATTACACAAGCTAATCCTGCTGTAGTTACAGTTGCATCACACGGTTATACAAATGGCACAGACGTTTGGATTAATAGTGTTGGTGGTATGACAGAATTAAATAGCAGAAGATTTAGAATAGCAAACGTAACAACAAATACTTTTGAATTGTCTGGTGTAGATAGTACAGGTTATACTGCATATACATCTGGTGGTACTGTTGCTAGTGTTTATGAAATAGCATCACCTTTTACTGAAAGTATGTTGTATGACATACAATTTACACAATCAGCAGACGTTATGTATATTGTAGAAGAAACATTACAACCAAGAAAATTATCAAGAACAGGACATACATCTTGGACATTATCTACTGTACAATTTATTAATGGGCCATATTTAGATGATAATGAAAGTAGTGTAACATTTACATCATCTGCAAGTGGTGTTGGTGCAGGTAGAACATTAACAGCATCAGCTTCAACTTTTGAATGTTCACCAAATGAAACAGGTTTTCATACAGAAGATGTTGGTAGATCTGTAAGAATGAAAGATGGATGGGGTGTAATTACAGCTTATACATCACCAACACAAGTTACTTGGGAAATTAAACAAGATATTGGATCTGCGGCGGCTACAACAGATTGGGCATTAGGTGCTTGGTCTGAACATACAGGTTATCCTAAAACAGTTTCTTTTTTTGAACAAAGATTAGTATTTGGTGGAAGTACAGCATATCCTCAAACTATATGGGCAAGTGAAAGTGGTTTTTATGAGCATTTTCATAGAGGTGCAGGTGATCCAGCAGATGCATTTATTTATACTATTGCGGCAAACAAAGTAAACGTAATTAGATGGTTAGCACCTGCAAGAGATTTAATTGTTGGT